TGAGGGCGGAGTGGTCCCACCCGTTCTGCACGATGAAGCCGAGGTTCCACGCCTTGACGCCCGACAGCTGAGCGAACTTGGCGAGGTTGGGGTTGCCGGTCATGCCGTCGCCGTTGTCGTTGAGCCATGCGCACAGGTCCACGAACGGCGCCACGGGGATGTTCCACGGCAGCGGTACGTCGGTGGAGGGGTGGGCGGTGGTGGCGCCCTGGACGGTGTTGGACCAGGCGGAGGTGTTGCCGTTGTGGTCGCGGGCACGTACCCGCACCTCATAGGTCGTCTCGGGGTTCAGGCCGGTGATGGTGCCGGAGGTGGCCGGGGCGGGAACGTGGGTGGTGATGTCGCCGTCCACGGACACGTCATAGACCGCGATGCGGCGGCCCTGGGCGGGTTCGGTCCAGCCCAGGGACAGGGTGCGCGGGCCGGATGACTTCACGGTCAGGTCGGTGGGCTGGCCGGGGGGCTGGGTGTCGTCGTCCGGGGCCGGGGGCTGGGGGGTCTGGTCGTTGAAGCAGGGGTGGCCGTTGATGGAGCAGTCCTTGGGCTGGCGCAGCGGCGACCCGGCCGGTTCCACGCGGAAGCCCACGTCCACGGACGCGCCCACGGCCAGGGGCTGGGAGGAGCGGATCACGTAGGTGCGTGCGCCTGCGTGCACGCCGTGGTTGTAGACCGCCAGCGGCGGGACCGCGTGGCCCTGCTGAGCGGGGGCGGAGCCTTCTGCGAGGTCCCCGTCCTCGGCGTCGATGTCGAGGTCGGTTGAGTACATGGCGGCGGCCACGTGGTCGGCGGCGCGGTGCAGGTCGCTGGTCTTGGCGACCCCGGCGCCCCACACGTCAGCGATGACGGCGGGCTCCTCCAGCACGAACGACATCTCCCACGGCAGCGCGTTGGAGCCCGACCCCTGGGTCTTCTCGTGGGTGACGCGGTAGGAGGCGGTGTAGCCGCCGTCCCAGCTGCTGGAGACGGTGAAGCGTGAGCTGAACGTTCCCATGGTGATCTCCCTGTTGTGTTTCTTCGGGGTGATGGCCGGTCCCGCCATCCACATCAGGCGGCGCGCGGGACGGTCGAGGATGCCCACCCATGGGGTGAGTGGGCTGGTGGTGGTGTAGGTGTGGGTGGCTGTGGCTACGCCTTCGTCCAGGACTTGGGCGGGGGTGCCGTCGCCCCAGTCGATGGTGTGCGCGCGTGGTTTTTCCGGTCCGAGCGTCAGGGTGAGGGTGCGGTCGTCGTCGTGCCGGTACAGCTTGTGGCCGGGCTGGCCCCGGCCCCGGGTCTGCACGGTGGTTGAGCCGAGCGCGGGGCCGGTGGTGCCGTCGCGGTGAAGCTGGTGCACGGTGATGGTGTAGGCCGCGTTGTCGCAGACCCCGCCGTAGATGTGTTGGCGGGTGGCCAGGTCGGGGTGGCTGACGTTGGTGGTGCCGTCGCCCCAGTCGATGAGGTACCAGCCCTCAGCTCCGGGCCAGGACAGGGCGACTCCGCAGATCCATTCCTGGAGGCCGCACCAGGTGAGTTCGACTGCTTCGGGGCCGGTCCGGGGGTGCTGGCCGGGTTCGGTGTTGATCTCCTGGTGGGTGTCTTCGATGCGGGAGGTCACCGGATCACCACCTGTCGGGCGCGGGTGTAGACCGTCCCCAGGTACTGGCCGGACACTTCGATCCAGTACTGCCCGGCACGCTCGTAGGTGTGGGATGTGGCTGCGCCTTCGGGGAGGGGGGAGGGCCGTTGCCACGGGGTGGAGGTGGTTTCGTCGCCCCACCGCACTTGCCAGGTCTGCCCGTCGTGGTTGTCGGGTCCGGTGCGGCGCACGGAGACGGTGCGTCCGTCCCTGGTCAGGTCGAAGGTGCCGTAGATGTCCTGGGGGTCGGTGATGGTGACCCGGCGCGCGAGGGTCTGGCCGGTGTCGGTGTCCAGGGTGGTGACCTGGCGCAGCCCGGGGAGGGTGGGGGCTTCGGTGTGTTCGCCCGGTTCCAGGTGCACGATCTCGCTGTCCCAGTCGGGCCAGGAGATCTTCAGGCGCACGGATTGGGACGCTGAGGAGTCCAGGGTGACGCGGGCGGTCAGGTCGAAGCCGGTGATGGTGATTGGTGAGGGGTCGTTCACCTGCACCTGTTGGATCTGGGTGTGGCCGGTCTGGGCTGTGGCGGTGATGGTGTATGTCCCGGGGGCGGCGTAGGTGTGCTTGACGGGGTCGGACCAGGACGGCAGGTGTTGTTCGGGGGTGCCATCACCCCAGGTGAGCCAGTAGTGGGCGGGAGCATCGAGCCAGCACGCCCACACGGTCAGGGGGTTGGCGGGGTCAGGGCGCCAGGACAGGCGGCCCTGCGCTTCCTGGAGGGTGTTCTCAAGCACAGGAAGTCCTTTCTGGCGTCCTCGCGGTCTGGTCATGTCCGGTGGAACATCGGGTGGTCAGCAACTCCCGTCGGGAGGCGGGGCGGGGGCACGGTCGTGGGGGTGCCCCCGCCCTGTGGCGGCCGGGCACCCACCGGCCGCGCCGGGGGCGCCACGAGGAGTCCGAGTGAGCCGTGGCGCCCCCTGCTGGGAAGGTCACTCGGCGGTGAGGGTGACCTCTTGGGTGTCGGCGCGGTCGGTGTTGTCGGCGTCGGTGGCGGTGATGGTGTAGGTGCCTGCCTCGGTGTAGGTGTGGGTGCTGGTCTCGGATCCGTCACCGGCGTTGGTGACTTCCTCGGACCCGTCGCCCCAGTCGAGGGTGACTTCGCCTTCACCGTGGTTGTCGACCACGACCTCGAAGGCGGTCTGGTCGATGACGCCCTCGGTGGGGTCCACGGTCAGCTCCAGCGGCTGCGGGGCCGGTTCGGTGACGGTGACCGTCTCAGTGGTGGAGGCGGACTCGTCGGCGGCGCTGGTCGCGGTGACGGTGTGCTCCCCGGCCGCCTCGTAGGTGTGGGTGGTGGACTCACCGTCAGCGACCTCGACCGGGTCGGAGTTGTCGCCGAAGGTGACGTTGACGGGCCCGTTGCCGTGGTTGTCGACCGATGCGGTGACCTCCAGCGGGGCCTCACCTTCGGTGGGGTCGACCGTCAGGGCCGGGTTCTCCGGTGCGGGTGCGGTGACGGTGACGGTGGCGGTGCCCTGAGCTTCTTCGTTGGCCTGACTGGTCGCGGTGACCGTGTACTCCCCGGCCTCCTCGTAGGTGTGGGTCGCGGACTCGCCGTCAGCGACCTCCACGACCTCGGACTCATCGCCCCAGTCCAGGTTCACCGGGCCCACACCGTGGTTGTCCACCGACGCGGTGACCTCCAGCGGCGCCTCACCCTCGGCGGGGTCCACGGTCACCTCGGGGTTCTGGGTGTCGTCGATGACCTCGATCTCCACCGTGGTGGTGTGCGAGGAGTTCTCCTGGCTGGTGACCTCGACCTGGTAGGTGCCGGGCTCGTTGTAGGTGTGGGTGGAGGTGGCCTCCCCATCACCGAGGTTGGTTTCCGTCTCGCCCTCGCCCCAGTCGACGTCGACGGGCCCGTTGCCGTGGTTGTCAGCGGTCAGGGTCACTTCCAGCGGGGCTGCACCCGAGGTGGGTTCCACGTCCACGGCCGGGGCGGGGTCGGTGACCTCCACCTCGGTGGTGGCCTCCGCGCGGTCATCAGCCACGGCGGTGACGGTGATGGTGTAGGACCCGACCTCGGTGTACTGGTGCGGGTACTCGGCGGGCCCGTCACCGTCCTGGTTGTTGCCGTCCACGGTCTCGGGGTCGGACTCGTCGCCCCAGTCGATGGTGACCTGGCCGTTGTCGTGGTTGTCCACGCTCAGCCGCACACTCAGCGGCGCGGTGCCCGAGGTGGGGGAAACTTCAATGGTGGGGTCGTCCAGCTGGGGCACATCATCGATGGTGACTTCGTAGGTGTTGGACTTTTCGGCATCATCCACGTCAGAAACGGTGATGGTGTAGGTGCCGGTGGAGGTGTACAGGTGGCACTCCTCCCGACCCACGCGCGAGGTGACCTCGTCGGAGTCGTCGCCCCAGTCGATGGTGACGCGGCGGCCCGGGGACCCGGACACGGTGAAGCATGCCCGGTTAGGCTGGTCGGTGTCGATGTCGATCTGCCCGTCAACCGCCCCGGGGGCCATGGCCTCCAGCTCCTGGCACCCGCAGGAGGCTTCGGGTGGGGCGATGGTGACGATGTCGGCGTGGAAGTGGTCGGGGTCGCCGCCGTTGGAGCCGGACTCGATGGGTTCCAGCAACGGGGAAGGGTCACCGTTGGCGTCATGGGTGATGTTGTACGGACCCCGGCCCCACAGGCTCCCGGCCTTGGTGCGGCCGTTGAGGGTGAAGGTCGCCGCTCCGTCCTCCAGCGTCCACCCCTCGGGCGCGCCACCGATGACGTAGGGCAGCAGGAAGTAGCCGTTGGGCTGGGCATCGTCGGGGGCGTCGTCGTCGCACAGTGCGGTCTGACCAGCGGCCTTGGGCCACACCTCCAGCGCGAAGCCTTGTTCGTCGGAGAACTTCTCGCCGATCCGGAATCCGGTGACCTCGCCCTTGGCGTTCTTCACCGTCTTCCACGTCGGGTTCATGATCTGCCACAGTTCCGGGTCCACGCGGCAGAACTCGATGGAGACGTTGATCCACTGGAGCGCGTCGGGCCCACGCTCGGACACGCACAGCTCCCCGGCTGCGTTACGGAGGGTGTAGTCCTCGCCTTCCTCCACTTCAGGCTCGAACTCCACGGACACGAACCCGTCGGAGACGCCGGTGGAGCAGTCTCCGTAGACGGGGCGGCCGCAGTGGTCCAGGCGCGTGATGCGCAGGCGCCGGGCGCCGATGTAGCTGGGGCAGACGGACATGGGTGGGTTCTCCTCAGTCGATGGGGTCGACGGTGACGGTGGCGGTGCCCTGGGAGTCCGGGGTGGCTTGGCTGGTGGCGGTGACCGTGTAGTCGCCGGGGGAGTCGTAGGTGTGGGTGGCGGTGCCGCCGTCGGCGACCTCGGCCGGGTCGGAGTCGTCGCCGAAGGTGACGTTGGCGGGCCCGTTGCCGTGGTTGTCGACGGTCGCGGTGACCTCCAGCGGGGCGGGACCGGAGGAGGGGTCCACGGTCAGGGACGGGTCCTCGGGGGCCGGGGCGGTGACGGTGACGGTCGCGGTGCCCTGAGCCTCTTCGTTGGCCTGGCTGGTGGCGGTGACCGTGTAGTCGCCCGCCTCCTCATAGGTGTGGGTGGCGGTGCCGCCGTCGGCGACCTCGGTCGGGTCGGAGTCGTCGCCCCATGCCAGATCAACGGGCCCGTTGCCGTGGTTGTCGACGGACACCTCCACCTGGAGGGGAGCTTCGCCCTCGGTGGGGTCCACGGTCAGGGACGGGTCCTCGGGCTCTGTGACCGTCACTGACGCGGTTCCGGAAGCCTCTTCCCACAGCTGGCTGGTGGCGGTGACGGTGTAGGAGCCCGCCCCGGCGTAGGTGTGGGTGGCGGTGCCGCCGTCGGCGACCTCCACCGGGTCTCCTTCGCCCCAGTCCAGGCCGACGGGGCCGTTGCCGTGGTTGTCGACCGTTGCCTCCACCTGGAGCGGGGCGGGACCGGAGGAGGGGTCCACGCTCAGGTCCGGGTCGGGGTAGCCCGGGGTGGTGCCGGTCCCGGTGGTTTCGGGTGAGGTCTCCTGTCGGGTCCGGGCGCGCACACCCACCTCGTAGGTGGTGTCGGGTTCGGCCTCGGGCAGGTCCCAGGACCGCGCCTGAGCGCCGAGCTGGGTGCGCTGGGACCAGTCCCCGCCCTCGGGGCGCCACCGGATGTCGAACCCGGTCGGTTCGGGGCCGTCTCCGGCGTCGAACTCCCACGTCGCGGTGGCCTCGACCGGTGAGGGGGCGTCGATCTGCACGTTCGAGGGGGCGGACAGGGGGTCGATGACCCGCACCCGGCGTGTGGTGGAGGCGTCCGGGTTGGCCTGGCTGGTGGCGGTGACGGTGTAGGTGCCCGCCTCGGTGTAGGTGTGGGTGGCGGTGTCGCCGTCCTCAACGGTCTGGATCTCGGAGCCGTCACCCCAGTCCAGGTCGACGGGCCCGTTACCCCAGTTGGAGGCGTGCGCTTCCACCTGGAGGGGGGTGGTGTTGCCCTGGTGGGACAGGGTCAGGCCCGGCGCGGGCGTGGTGGGCGGCTGCGGGGTGTAGGCACGCTCCATGTCGACCGGGATCGCCCAGGTGTGGCAGGGCCAGTCGATGACGTACACGCGCTCAGCGAGAAGGAAGCCGCTGTTCGTGCGGGGGTTGAAGGCGCCCTCGGACCAGTTGGCCGGTTCGAGGATTTCGCTGCGGCGAACGGTGACCTGCGGGGTTGCGTACAGCCACAGGCGCCCGTCGTCGTCCAGGTTCTCCGGGGGCTTCCCGGAGTAGCCCGATCCCAGGACCACGGAGGTGCCCAGGGTGGTGCGCAGCCGGGGCCCGTCGCGGGTGATGTGCCGGTCGAGGTGGTGGGCGGCCCATCGGGGGGCGTGGATGATGCCGCTGCGTCCGACCTCGGCGAGTTTCTGTTCCAGGACGCCCAGGGCGTCCCGCAGGGGCAGGGGATCGTCAGCGGCCAGGGCGGTGTCTTCATGGCGCAGGTAGGGGCTGGCTCCGGCGTATCCGGAGTCCACCGCCATCTCGACCAGGTGGCGTTCCCCGCGCAGGATGCGGCGGCGGAGCTGGTTGCGGGCCTCGGTCTCGTCCTGGTTTCCGAGCACGCAGGGCTCAGCGCCGTAGATCGCGAACGGGTCGGCGCGGCTGATCCACCGGCCCGGGGTCGCGGTCTTGGTCGGGTTGTTGGGTGGTTCGCCTGCCTCGCACTGGCCGGGACCGGTGGGGTAGAGCCCTAGGCCGGAGTCGCAGGTGACGACGTACTCGATGCCGTTGTGGGCGTGGGGCTCCATCGCCTCGACGACGGTGGCGGCTGACAGGAGGCCGTACCGGGGATTGGCGGTTTCCTGCTTGTCCTTGGTGACCGCCATCCGGGGATTCATTGTGCAGCTCATGAGGGCTCCTCAGCGCGCGGTCCGGCGGTGGGTAGGGAGGCCCCGGAGAAGTCGCGGCGTGAATGATGAGCGACACGTACACCGCGTAGGAGGAGCTTCTCCGGGGCCTGTCTCAGGGGGCCGGGGTGTTAGCTGGACCGGCGGCGGCGGCTCTGTCCGGAGCCTTCGCTTTCCCCGGAGGAGGACTGGGAGGTGCTGGCGGAGGCCTGCCCGGTTCCGCTGTTGGTGCGGCTCTGCGTCTCCGGCTCGGGCTCGGGGTCCGGGTCCGGGGCAGGGCTGCACACGGTGACCTGCTCGCCCACACCGCCGGAGCGGCACAGGTTCGTCAACCGCACGCGGAAGGACCGGTTGCAGCGGTTGAGCAGCAGGAACCCTTCCTCGGTGAACAGGCTCGTGTACTTGTTCTGCTGGAGCTTGGTGGAGTCGTAGAACGCATCCAGGCTGATGACGTCCTGCTGGCCCAGCACCCACGAACCGGCGGGGTAGAACACCATCTCGACGTTGTTGGGCCAGGTTCCGGGCATGGGGCGCCCGCCCACCGGCTCACCGTCGACCAGGGAGGCGTCCTCGGTGATGCCTTCGGTGTCGTAGACCCACTGCACGCGGGTGGCGTAGGCCGCGAAGAGCTCCTCGACCTCGGCGTCGTCGACGGAGGCGAAGGACCGGTTGGCCTTCCGCGCGATGTCGAGCTTGATGTACTCCTTGAGCCAGAACGGCGCGATGCCCTCCAGGGTGGAGGTCATGCTCATCTTGTAGCGCTCACGCATCCAGGAGATGAGCAGGCCGAGCCGGTCGACGATGGAGTCGGAGATCGACCCGATGCCGTCGCCGGAGACGTCGAACCCGGGCAGGGTGTCGGAGTCGTTGAAGATGTGCGCCAGGTAGTTGTGGTTCATGAAGTGCGCGTGCGCCACCAGCGCATCGCTGAGGAACCGCTCGGTCAGCTCGGGGTAGCCGCGCTCACGGAGGATGTCGCCCTGGATGCACAGGTACTGGATCGAAAGGCGCTTTTCCTGCCACTCCGGGCACGGGCCCTCGATGCAGACCTTGTAGTTGTCTTCCTGCTCGAAGTAGTCCGGGGCGATGGGGTCGTCGCAGGAGTTGTCGACCACGCTCCCGTGCCACTCAAACGGGAGCTGCGTCCACACGGGGTAGCGGATGCCGCCCCGGTTGATGGGGATGGTGGGCAGGTCCACCATGCCCTCCAGGGTGGAGAGCGGCTCGCAGAGGCTGTAGTCGGTCTCGCTGGGGGCGCACCACACGTCGTTGCTCATGTCGGTGCAGCATCCGGCGGCGGTGAGGTTCTGCCGTCGGGCGCGGGTCGCGGCGACCAGGGACCCGCCCGGCAGGGACCGCTCGTCGGCGACACGGTCGATGAGGTGGGAGTCGCGGCGGTCGTTGTAGGTGTGCAGGCTCCGGTCGAAGGTGCGCTTGATCAGGGCGATGGAGCCACGGCGCGATCCGACGCCTTTCTGCCCGATGGGCAGGGTGGAGAAGCGGCGTTCGGTGGCTTCGGCGAGTTCGCGCATGCTCAGCGCGGACCCGGAGGTGGTGCGGGGCACGTCGGCGGCGGCGACGATGGAGTACTTGCGGCGGACCTGCTGGGCGGCGCCGGTGTTGGCGGCTCCTCCCCCGGCCCGGTAGGCGTTGAGGTCGCCGGTGGAGGGCAGGCGCACGGGGTTGGATGCGGGGCGGACCTTCGTGGTGGCGGCTGCCGACACGGGGGCTTCCTGGCCGCCATCGGGGCTCTCGGGCTCGGGCTCGTCCGGTTCCTCGTCGGAGGCGGTCTCTTCCTCGGGGGGCTGGCTGTCCTCGGGGGGCTGGGGGGTGGGCTCGTGGCCGGTCATGTGCGCGGCGGCTTCGGCGAACTCCTCGTCGAGTTCGGCGCGGGCCTGCTCCTGCTCGTCCTTGACGCCCTTGAGGGCGGAGACGATTCCGGAGAGCATGCGCATGTCGGGGGCGTGGCGCGGGTCGTAGTCGCCGCCCTGGTACAGCTCGTTGAAGCGTTCGCGGCCGATCTCGATCTCGTCGGAGAGGAAGATCTCTCCGGTGGTGTCGGCGTTGATCTGGTCGCGGACGTGCTGCTGGAGCGCGTCGGGGGTGGTGTCGGCGTCGGGGGTGCCGAAGAGTTCAATGAGGGAATCGACGATGGTTGCCATGTGGTGCCTCGTGTGGGGTGTGGACTCGTGTCATGTCACGTGTCCGGCCCGCAGCCAGCGACACCGCACGGCGCTCGGCCCAGAGCCAGCAGCACCTACCGGTAAATACTACACACTGTGTTCGTTTATGTTCATGCGGAAGCCCCCGGGCCGGTTGCCTTGCGGGAGGAGACCCCCCCGGGGGGCTTTGTGCTCTGCGGGGGGTGTGTGGGCATGAAAAAGGCCCCGCTGGAGTCCAGCGGGGCCTTCGCGGATCTTCTCTTGGTTAGGGCATCAGGTGCTGCACCAGCACGACGGTGCCGTCCTGCACGCGCACCTCGATGCGCTCACCGGAATCATTCCGGGTGAAATCCCCGTCCTCGGGGGTGAATCGAGGTCGCTGACCAGCCCATTGCCGCTTTCCGGCTTATCTTGTCCGCCCCCCTTACAGCGTCCCGGTTGCCGGGGTGAGGTTCCGGGGCGCCATCTTGCGCGTGATGCTCCCGGTCGTCGTCTTGAACTCGACGGTGACGTAGACCCGCCCGGCCTTGAGTACGGTTCCGTGCCGGAGGCCGGAGGCGAAGGCATCCGAGGCCGGGTGCGAGTCGACCCACATCCCGGGGTGGAAGTCGGCGAGCGTGCAGTCATCCATGGGTTTCTCCTTGTCGTTGCGGTGGAGGGGTGCTTTCCCCCTCCTGCTTGTCTCCTACTGTACCACACTATTGGGGGTGGGCAAACCCCGGAGCAAGGGGGTCTCCGGGGTTCGCACCCTGCACTTACCCGGCTTCGGGCAGAGCTACCCCGCTATCTGCCGGGCACTGCCCCCGGTCGCGATGGCCTCGCGCTGAGCCCGCTGACGAGCACGCCCACCCCGGAACACCTCCGTGGCCCCCGACGGGTAGACCACCACCCAATCCCCTGCCTGCGCCTCCGGCCCCGGAACCGCGCGCGGCTTGGGCATCGGCGTCTTTCCGCAGTTGCAGCCCATCAGTCATCCCCCTCCAGCACCTCATCGAAGTCGGCCGACTCGAACTCATCAGCGACCCCCCGCAGGATGCGCGCCACGCACGCAGGCGTCTCCTCGGGGCCGTGCAGGTCGTAGGAGACCAGCTCATGCATCTCGCCGTCATCGACCTGCGAGGGCAGCTTGATCTTGACCACCGGGCCGTCCGGGTGGGTCTGCTCGCTCACTTGCTCCCCTCCCCTGCCGTCTTGTTGACCATGCGGGAGGCCTCAGCCAGCTCATCGGCGTTGGCCCGGCCGAGGGTGCTGTTGACCTGCTCGGCCATGGACTTGATCTCGGGCTCCTGGCGCAGGGCGCGGGCGACGTTGGTGGCGGTGGTCTCAGCGACCTGGTTCATGCGTTCATCGAAGCGGCTCATCCACTCCTGGAAGGCCTGCATGGCCTGGACGATGGAGGCCTCCCCGGCGCTGGCGGGGGTTCGGGTGTGCTCGGCGCGGGTCATGGTCACCACGCCGGAGGCCACCAGCGCGTACTGGTCACCGGCCACGGTGCGCACCTGCGTGCTCGGGGTGTGCATGCGTGCCCCGGAGGCCGCCAGGGCCAGTTCGCTGGCGGGCTCGGGGATGGGGAAGCCGGGCACGTTGACCACGCACACCCCGACCAGTTCCCCGTTGCGCCAGTCCCCCGACAGGGAGTACCGGTCCAGGGTCAGTACCTGGAGCGCGGACACGCCCGGCTTGAGGGAGCCCGACATCCAGATGCCGTACCGGTCCTCGCCCACGGCCACGTCAGCGACGTTGTAGCCGGTGTGGTCGTAGTGGTCCATGGCGGTGGAGGAGGACATGTACAGGTCAGCGTGGCCGGTGCCCATGACGACGGTCCCGGCCAGGATGGAGGACCCGTCAGCGCACCGGACCCGGTGGCGCCGGTAATGGGCGTAGTTCGTGGACGACTTGGGGGGTCGCACGCCCTGGCCGGTGAATCCGATGTGGTCGGTGTTCCAGCAGGCGATGTGCCCGTACACGCGGCCGGAGTCGGTGACACGGACCTTGGTGGGGCCGGTCAGGTTCGGGTTGGTGAACCACTCCGAGGGCGGCTCCATCGGCGCGCCGGAGGCGACCTTCTCCGCCCAGGTGGTGGTTTCGGGTGCGATGCCTGCGGCGGCGGTCAGGTTCGCCACGTGCTCCTCCTGCGGGGCGGGGGCGGGTTCGGTTGTGGTGGGGGCGGTGGTAGCACCGGCGGTCGTAGCTTCACGATCCTCCTCCTCGGGGTCGGGTGGGGTGGCTGATTCAATAAACGCCGATCCGGACCCGTTGCGGTCGGTGTGGAAGGCGGGGTCCTGCACCAGGGTCGCCCCGCCCAGGCGCCAGTTGGAGATGACGGCCAGCTCGCGCAGCTCCCCGGACTCCAGCGCCTCCATCAGCTCGAAGAACTCCATGTGGGTGGTGTCCACGGGCTGGTCATCGCGGTCGTAGATGCCGTAGGCGACGGTGGCGTCGATGAGGTCGTTGGTGTCCACCGACACGGTCCCGGCCAGGCCCTCGGAGACCTTGCGGGCCACGTTCGCGCCGACCTCGTCGCCCAGGTCGAACCTGCCGCGTCCCCACAGGGCTCCGTCATCGATCCATACGTGGTCGATGACGCCGACAGCGACTTTGCCGTCGTGGCCGCCGTCGGCGTGCTCCTGCCAGGACAGCCACATGTGGTCGGAGGTCAGGACCTGGCCGTTCTCGGGGGCGGAGAGGATGCGGTAGTCGCCTCGGACCCCGAGCGGGGCGAGGATGCCTTGCCAGTGCGCGGACACGGCCGGGGGCGTGCCTTCTTCGTTCTGGTCGGCCGGGGGCGTGCCTTCTTCGTTCTGGTCGGCGGGGGGCGTGGAGTCGTTGGTCGTGGTGGGCATTGCGCTCCCTTGCACTTGATCTGCTTCTGAGGGGGGAAGGTCGTCCAGTTCGGCTTGGGTTCCGGTGAGGGTGCTGCACCGGCAGTTGGATACCGCCATGCCGTGGGCGATGTACCAACCGGTGGCCGACTCCAGGGTGTACACCGGGCCGTTGTAATGGCCGCTGGTGACCGCCACGACGGGTTTGAAGGTGCCCGGGTTCTCGGCGTGCACGTGCTCAGGCTGGGGCCGGACTCGGTCGGCGTCAGGCTTGAAGGCCTCGGCGGTGTAGATCCCGCGCGCAGGCAGAGCAATCTGCACATCGTGATCGGGGCGTTCACCGTGCAGGTTGGCGTGGGCGCGGCTGACGGTGCGGACCTGCCCGGCGGTGGCGTGGTCGTTGAAGACCTCGCTGAGTTCCCGGCCGTGGTCGGGGTAGGTCAGGATGTTGTCTGCGGGCTCGATGTCGGCGGCGGCCACCCATCCCCGTCCCGTGGCTATGGGGTGGTTGGGGGTGGCTTGCAGGGTGGCGCCGTCGGCCAGGGTGAGGGTGTACAGAGGCCCCGCGTAGGGTCGTGAGAGTACCGCGACGGGTTCTGAGTCCCGGGGCAGGTGCACGCGGGTGTGCCCGGGGAAGCAGTTGATGATCTCGGCGGCGTCGCCGCTGGGGTCCCCGGGGTATTGGAGGCTGGCCCCGCCCACGGTGAAGGGCTCATCCAGCGGTACGCGCTGACCGGAGGCGGCGGCGTGGGTGGGGCGGGTGCGCTCATCGGAGGTGGCGATCCACTGGTGGAGGAGTTCTTCACCGGAGGCTTCCTGCCAGGCTTGCTGGGAGGACCAGGCGCCCCCCTCGGTGGCGGCGTGGGCCTCGGTGCGGGCGATGCGCTCCGCCAGGTAGGAGTGTTTATCGACCTGGAGCTGTTCGGAGATGCGGGCCTGCATCGTTTGGATGCTGTCCCCGGCGTCCAGGGCCTCAGCCAGATCACCCCGGATGCGTTCGAAGGTGCCGTCGGACCACAGGCCGAGCGAGAGCCGGTCGTAGACCTCGTCCATGAAGGTTTGCCGGTAGCGGTGCATCTGGAGGGCGTCGGCGCGGGCGGCTGCGTCGAAGGCCTCGTCGAAGGCGACGCCGATGGCGGGGTTGATGTGTTCCTGGACGAGTTCTTCCCAGACGTGGGAGTCGGGCCAGGCTTCCAGGTCGGGGGGCAGGTCTGCTGGGGAGGCGTCGGCGGTCTGTGCCTGGTCGGGGTCGCGGCCGTAGATGATGGCGTCGCGGGCCAGTTCCAGGTAGCGGGTCAGGGCGGTGCGGGCGGCCTGCTCGATGCGGTTCTCGGCGCGGGTGAGGAGGTTCTGCGGGCTGTAGGCGGCCATCAGGCGGCCTCCTGTCCGCTGTGGTGGGTCTGGTCGGGGGCGCAGCCCCGGTCGAGCAGGATCGTGGCCAGGTATTCGCGGCGGTGTGGTTGGCCGGTGGTGAGTAGGTGGCGGCAGTAGGCGTCGATGGACTCCAGTACGCACGGGGCGTCGGCGAAGTTGACTTGGGCGGTGTCGTAGGCGCCGTCCAGGAGCCGGTCGAGCTGGTCGGTGTCGGGGCGGGTGGCGACGGTGTGCACGTCCCAGGGGTGGACGTGGGCGGCGGGGGCGCGCCATCCGCGTTGGGAGCGCGACAGCATGCGTTTACCGGACAGTTCCAGGGCGCGCAGGGCGACTTGTTCAACGGCGCGCAGCCACCATGTGGATTCCACCGGCTGGTCGGGTGGGGTGGCGGCGGACAGCTCGGTGGGGGGTTCGGGCAGGGTGTTGGGTCCGGTGTTGGTCTCGCCCCCGGGCGGGGACGTGTTGGAGTTGCTGGGGGTTTGGCCGTTGATGATCGGCATGAGTGAGGACAGCAGGTCGGGGTTGGACAGTGCCAGCCGGGTGGCCATCCACTGCTCCAGTTCCTCTTGTCCGGGGGCGTCCTCAGGGCTGAATCCGTTCTCTCGTAGGACTGCTTCGCGGGACAGCACGCCCTTGTCGTAGAGGGACTGGGCTTCAGCGGAGCGGTTCGGGCGCTGTACCAGTTCAGCGGAGGAGTACCACACCACCCACCGGGTGGGGTCGGGGTCTCCGAGCGCTTCCAGGGTGGGCCACAGGTATTCCTGTGTGAGGGCGTCGCAGATGACGGCGACCAGGGGCTCCACGTGCAGCTTGATGGAGGACTCCTCCAACGCCCACGCGGACCAGTGGTTGGCGCTTCCCATGCCGGTGATGACTTCGCCGGGCAGGTCCGCTCCCCCGGCGAATCGGCTGATGGCGTCCTTGCGCAGGTCAGAGACGGAGGTGGACATTTCCGTGGCGAAGGTCAGGTGCTGGATCTTGCCGACGGCCTCGTCGGGGACCTTGACGACGATGGGGACGACGGCTGAGGCGTCGTCGCGGTCGCTGATGGGGGTGAGCATGGCCTCCATGAGGGAGGCGGTGAAGGGGTCTTCGTGCAGGGCGCGGTCGTTGCCGGGGTCGGATTGGGAGGGGGTGGGGGTGGTGGCTGAGTGCGGCACGGCCAGCACTCCGGCTCCGGCCAGGCGGGAGTCGACGGAGGCGCTGATGTGGTCGGAGAGGCCTTTGATTTCGCGGAGGGCGGGGATGGTGGCGCGCACCGGTGAGTCGGGTTCCCATCCTCGGCGGGCGTGGGGGATCCACACGCGGATGATGGTGGAGTTGGAGGCGTTGATGTTCACGGTCTGGCCGGTGTCGGGCAGGGTGAGGCGGGTGTCGCCCCGGTTGGAGACCTTGATTTCGTCGTTGGAGACCACGTACCAGCGGCGGTGGGTGATGCCCTGGTCGGGTTGGGGGTCCAGGCCTACGAGGTAGCTTTCGCCGGGCACGGACAGGTGGATGGCCATGCGGCGCAGCATTTCGGCTTGGCCGACTTGGCCGTAGTGCAGGTCGGCCAGGACTTGGCGGGCGGGGGCCGCTTCGGGGAACTCGTCGGGTTCGGCGGGTGCGGGTTCTGAGGTGCCGTCGGGGGCTTGGCCGATGAACAGGGTGCAGCGGCTGATGGCGTTGGCTAGCCATCGGCAGGCGTAGCGCAGTTCTCCGACGGTGTCGAAGTAGTTCCAGATTTCGTCTTGCCAGTCGGTGGCGGTGGTGGTGCGGCGGATCTGGGTGCGGCCCACCAGGGTGGCGGAGGCCAGGGTGACTTGGCGGCTGCGTTCGGCGCCGGTGGTGGTGTCGGTGGTGGTGCCGTGTCGGGTGTGGCGTCGGAACAGGGCCATGGGTGCTAGTCCCTTTCTTGGTCGGCGAGCCATCCGGTGGCGTAGGAGACAGCCAGAGCCAGAGCGGGGAGCTGGTAGGCGGGGTGGTGTCCGTAGAGGACGGCGAGGGTGATGGTGGCGGAGCTGATCCAGAATCCGAGGCACCAGTGGCAGGTGAACAGGGTCAGCAGGGTGTTGCGCAGGGGTGTGGGTGGGGGGATGTCTTGGCCTTGTTGGGCTTGGGTGCGTAGGTGTTTGGGTTGGGCGATGCGGTGCAGGAGGGCGGCCCTGGGGCGGTCCAGGAGGGTGTCTGTGGTGGCCAGGCGCGTGAGGCGCGCAGCGGCGCCGGTGGCGGTGATGAGGGTGACAAAATCCAACACACACCTACAGTATCGGCGTATAAACAATTCGTGGTGATGGCTGGTAGGAGGACCCATATGGGATGCAACTGCGGAGGTGGGGGGTTGTCAGCCGCGCGCCTGCACCCCAACCCGCCCCAGAACACGGGTGAACGGTGGGAGGTGACCTACCCCAACGGCACCGTCGAGACGTTCCGAGCCCAATGGCAGGCCCAGCACGCAACATCGGTCAAGGGCGGTTCCTACCGCCGTATCACCACCGGCCCCAAACGCTGACCACCCCGGGGTGTGCCCACAAAAAAAAGGGGGGTGCCCCGCGCATGTCGCGGAACACCCCCCTTGGGGCGGGTCACTTCACTTTGCCGACGAAAGGCGCTCTTCCGCCTCGACCACGGCGTCGTTGAGTGCCAGGTAGGTGTCGGTCTCCCAGGTGATCCCTGCTTCCTTCTCACGCAGGGTGTTGGCGTCCAGGGCCTCCTGGGCTTGCTTCAGTTGTTTGATTGCGGCTTTCTTCTCTTCACTCTTTCTACGGAGCATGGTTCCCCTTTCTTTGACTTCCTCCCGGGCCTAAAGGCCCGGGATTCCCGCCTGCTCCCACGCAAGCGTGGGCTGCTTCGGGTGGGTTCCTGCTTCGCTGACCTGAGCCGACCCGGGGGCCGGTCTTACCTGGTCTCCACAGGCGTTTAGCCTCTCCGCCCGTCCGGCGGCGAGAACATTCAAAGCGGCGTTATGGTCCCGGTCGTGGGTGATACCGCATGAACAGGTCCACGTGCGGATGTTCAGCGGCATCTTGTCCTGAAGCGCACCGCAGGCGGAGCACAGCTTCGAGGACGGGAACCAACGGTCGACCTTGCCGAAGGTGCGCCCGTACCTGGTGGCTTTGTACTCCAGCATGTTCACGAACGCCGACCACCCGGCATCGTGCACCGACTTGGCCAGGCGGGTGCGCCCGAGCCCGTTCACTGCCAGGTTCTCCACGTACAGGGTTTGGTCACTGGTTCACCTGCCGTTCGTAGTGGCGTCGCAGGGACCGCAAAGCCCTGCGTTTGGTCCACCCAGACCCACAGTCCTTGAGCCCGTCGGGCCAATCGCGGGGTTCGGCGAGGTATCCGTTGAAACTGTTGCGGACACTTCGCCAGCTCCCGGCTCGGGCGTGACCTATGGCGTATCGGGCACTGGACCGGAGTTTCCTGTAGCCCTCACGGAAGTGACCGAGGCGGATGGCGCGGTGGGCGAAGAGCAGGTCATCGAGGACGCCAACGGGGTAGACGTCAACCTCACCTCCGGGCGGGTGGGTACTGTGCTTCACTTTCCCCCCTGGTCGTGGCGGGTGAGTTCCTTAGAGGTCTTGGCGCGACGCTTGAGGGTGCGGGTGTAGTCCTCGTGACGCGCTTTGGCGATCATGGCTCGGTTTGCTGAGCGCAGGATGATTCCTTCGGTGGCGCCCCTTTCCTGCTGGGTGTGTTGGGTAATGGTTTTTTCCTTGGCCGGGAGGATGGGCCAGCTGCTGTCCACCTCAGCCCCTGGGTCGGTGTGGCGCAGGTACTCCTGGAAACTTGCGCACTGCTGGGCGCGCCACTGGGTTTGGTGTTCGTGTAGTTCGTCGGGGGTGAGTCTGTGTAGGGATGGGTGGTTCAGGGTTGCGGCTGCTACGTACAGGCTCATGCGGCAGTCGTACAGGGCGCCGTGGGCGGACTCTTCGTCCCACACGATGGTGGGCCACTTGGGGGTGACGAGCTGTTCCACGCAGGTGCGGAGCTGGTGGGCTCCTTGGGTCTTGGACACTCGGCGCCGGTAGGGGTCCAGGTGTTTGGACAGCACCAGGGTGTCGACCACGGGGCGGATGGGGGCTCCGACGAGGGTTTCCAGGGGGGCTCCGAGGTGTCGGCGACATTCCCTGTCCAGAACGGTCAGGTCGTAGCTGATGTTGTGTCCGACCAGGGGTTGGTTTGCGGTGGTGATCTGGGTGATTTGGTTGACGATGTGGGTGGTGGCGGCGGTGGGGTCGGTGCCGTGTTCCTGAACTTTTTTGGTGGTCAGGCCGTGGATTTGTGCGGCTTCTTCGGGCACGTCCACGCCGGGGTTGACGATCTGTTCGGTGGTTTGGGTGGGCTGGTTGCCGCCGGCGTGTGCGAACCCGTATTGGACGATGCGGGCCTGTTGGGGGTCGCTGCCGGTGGTTTCGGTATCGAACCCGCTCATGCGGATCATGACGACTCCTCGGGGGCGATCTTGCGTGAGCGGACGCGGTGCGCGGCACTGTACTGGGCGTACATGTCCAACTCCTGCGCAGCGGCTTCGAGCGCCCGGTTCGCTCCGGTGCGGTAGGCGTCATGGATACCGCGGCGGATGAGGTCGGCGAGGACGGTGTCGCCGCCGGTGCGGCTCAGGATCAGGTCGTGAGCGATCTGCGCGGATTCGGCGATGGTTTCGGGGCGGGCCATTCAATCTCCTTTGGGGTTGAGCAGAGCGGTCGCGTGTGCGGCCCATGCGGCGCCCATGTGGCCAAGCGTGGGCCCGGGTAGTGACAGTCCACAGTCACACGACGCGGTGCGAGTGGCGTGGTCCAGGCGCGGGGCGTGGTGGGTGAACAGGTGGGCATGGTCGGGGCACAACAGGATCCCCGGGGAGGAGGTGCGGACCCAGTGCCGCTCTCGGGTGTACTCATGGACCGGCGGACCATCCACAGCGTCATAGGTGGCGTCACACCCGGGGATGGAGCAGGCCCGCAGCACGGTCCCGTCAGGGGCGGTCGTGTACGTCACGCCCCCTCCCCGAGGATCGCCTGAGCGCTGGTGGTGCTGCTGTTCGCGGACACCACGACGGTGTCACCGACGTGGATGGGGTGGTCGAAAGCGTCCGTGGGGGTGGTGTCAGGCATCGGTGTCCTCCTGGGGGTTGAGCAGGGCGCGGAGTTCCGCAACGGCGTAAATGCAGTGGTCGGCGTGCGACCCGACGTAAGGGTGGTGGTGCTTGTCGAGGATGCGCCGCACCTCCGACAGGACCGCGAGCAACCCGTCACGTTCAGCCCGGAGCTGGCCGCTGTCATCCACGGCGTCGATGTCGGTCATCGGGGGCCCTCTTCCTCTTCCTTAGGTCGGCGTCGACGAGTGTTTGCACGGCATTGCGCGTAACAGCGGGTGTTAGGGCGTCGTTATTTGACTTCCTCCCGGGCCTAAAGGCCCGGGATTCCCGTCTGCTCCCACGCGAGGTGCGTGGTTCGCTGCGGGTGGGTTCCTGCTTCGCTGACCTGAGCCAACCCGGGGGCTGGTCTTACCTGGTCTCCACAGGCGTTTAGCCTCTCCGCCTGCCCAGCGGCGAGAACGTTCTTAGCGGCGTTGTGGTCCCGGTCGTGGGTGGTTCCGCATGAACAGGTCCACGTGCGGATGTTCAGCGGCATCTTGTCCTGAAGGGCGCCACACGATGAGCACAGCTTCGAGGACGGGAACCAACGGTCGACCTTGCCGAAGGTGCGCCCGTACCTGGTGGCGGTGAGCCTCTTCGACAGCTCGCCGGAGGAGACGAACGCCAGCCCTGCTGTGCGGGCTTGTTCGCGGATGCTCAGGGCGTCGTTGTAGACCACCCGTGCGCACCCGAAGGTCCGCGCGAGTGCTCGGCGTTGCCCGGGGCCGGGGTAGATCCGGTACTGGTACCGCAGCTGCACGGGTGGTCACCTCCTCACTGTTGTCTCATACTGTACCACAGTACATGGCTCGGGGGGGCGATTCACCCCCGGCCTGAAGGCCGGGGCACTCTCGCGGCCTATCGGTAGACCGTTAGTAACACCGTTACGGTCTACGTTACGCACGGCGTCGACAACGTCCTCGAAATCGAGCAGGCGCAGGGCCGTCTTGCGAGGGATGAACCCGTCAGTCAGGTTCCTGTTGGACCAGGCGAGCCCGGCCGTGAACAGCGCGATTCCGAGCACCCCGGCCTTGTCGAACTTCGGGTGGTCATAGAAATCGTCACTCAGACGAACCCACGCCATGCTTCTCCCCCTTTTGTGTGGTCGGCGATCAGTGGTTGGTGCCGTGCTCCGTCACGAACGGTCGCGGCCCGAGGCCGGGCACGGCTGCGGAGGTCAGGCGACCGGTCCGCGCGTGTTTCGTAGTTCGCCACGCAGGCGGGCGATTTCCTCGCCGCGGCGCATGGACAGCTCCTGCACCTCGGTGTGCTTGGCGCGCAGGTCGTCGACCATGGCCAGGAGCGCCGCGATGTCCTGGCGGGCGTGGATGAAGAACTCCCGATCTGCGGGGGACTGTTCTTCGTCGGTGCCGAAGTCCGCGAAGCACACACCGGACAGGAAGCTTCCGCGCTGGTAAGCGAAGAACTCGCTACTGCCGTTCGAGACGTCGGGGTCGGGGTCCCAGGGTCCGGGGGTGGCGGCGTTGGCGCGTTCGCGGATGGTGTCGAGGTCGATGGACGGAGCGTTGTGGGTAGTCACTGGTTCTCCTCGGTGCAGTAGTCGCAGGCCAGTCCGTCCGGGCCGTGTGACCACTCGGCCAGCACCGCTTCCCTGACGCCTTCCTCGACGGAGGTGAAGTGCACCGTTTCGGCGTCGGTGAACGGGCCGCCGCACCGGGTGCAGCGGAGGACGTGGCACTCGTGTTCGACCTGGTGGATGGTGCCGTCGCCGGAGGCGCGCCGGTTCAGGAACGCGGCGGCGTCGGCTCGGGTGGTGAAATGCTCGGCGGTCTCGTCGGGGTAGGTGATCTGCCAACAGCGGGTGGCGGTGGCGGTCGTGGTGGTCACTGGGTCTCCTTGGGTGCGAGGGGGAACACGGCCACAGGCCGGCCGATACCGTGGACGAAGGCGCGGTCCAGGTGCGGGAACTCGCGAGCCCGCGCAGGGCAGGCGATGCACCGCTGCCCGAGGATCTGAGACACCGTCAGCGGGTTACGGGCGGCGACGGCGGCGGGGCGTTGCGACAGTGCGTGGGCGACGTCCGAGCCGGTGGCGACGTCTCCGCATTCGGGGCACTGGTATGCCCAGTCCTGCGGGTTGTTGCCGAACCGGGCGCGCGCCTCGTCGTGGAGCTGGTCGAGGGTGATCATGCGGGTCACAGCAGGTCCTCCTTGTCGTCGGTCTCGAAGGTGTCGTGGAAGTTGGTTCCGTCAGCCAGTTGGGCGGGGATTCAGAGCTGAGATTCACCGGTATAGGCGGCCAGCTCCTCAGCGATCACGTCGGCGTCACCAGCCGGGTCCGGTGAGAGCAGGGGGTCACGCCCGAGACGAGCCCGGGCGAAATCGCCCACGTGGCCGTCGATGACCTCATCGACCTCCCACCCGCTCTTGGCCTGGGTCATTTGAGTGATGTCCTGCAGGATCGCGGCCCACCGGTGGGTGCTGAAGGCAGGCCCGTGGGTCTTGCGGACCTGGGTGAGGTCGGCCGCCGTGGGGAGGGGCCAGTCGCCGGGGGTGACGTAGCGGCCCTGGCTCTTCCACAGCAGGGACATGGCCGTGTACATGCCCTGGGTGACCCTGTGTGCGGGGCTGGTGGGCTGGTAGTCGGCCAGGTCACGCTCCAGGAGTTCACTCACCTCATGGATCGCAGTGACGGGTTGGTAGTGCCTGGAGATGTGGGCGTGGCGGACCTGGACGGGGGTGCCGTCGGTGCCTTCCAGGTACATCGCGTTGGGGTTGCGGGTGCTGTATCCGCGGACGATGACGTAGTAGGTACTGAAAACATCACGGATGCGGGTGATCCCCGCCGGGGAGACCTGGTGGGTGCGGCAGTAGTCGGCCATTTTGTTGCGTGAGCCGCGCAGGATGCCGCTGCCGGGCAGGTGTAGGTGGAGTCCGCTCAGGCCGGCGCTGTAGAAGTTGACGCGGTTCATCCGGCGCATGTCGCTCCGGGGGTCGGTGGTTGTGAGGGTGGTCATGTGTCCTCCTTCCGGGGCGAATCAGCGGGCGCAGTGCTCGGCTCGTCCACCGCGAGTACCCGCGCCTGCCGGGGCCCTGGCGGGTCGCACTCGGTCAGCTGGTACCAGGGGCCCTTGCCGTCCAGACGGATCGGCGTGCCCTGCTCAGCGGCGTACCGGATGGTCTCGATCGCGTCATCGACGGCGGCGGAGTCGAACTTCGGGGACAGCCCGGCGCGAATGAAGCGCATGGCGCGTTCGGTGATGGCGGCGGGCTCCTCGTTGCGCCAGTCACCGCGATGATCGAACGCGCCGCGGATGTCAGTCGCGATCATTTGGTAGAGGAATTCACGGCTTCGGGACATGTGGGCTCCTTCGTGTGTGGTTAGGTCCAGCCGCTGATCTTGATCATGGGCGCTGTTCCTTTCTGGTTCGGGAGGGGTGACCCCCTCCCTGGTTGGCACATACTATACCACACAAAGGCGAGGGGGGTGAACCTCCAGGCGCACCCCCGGGGCGGGTTCCTTCATCTTTAGTCTTCGAGATTGTGCTCGGGCAGTTGACTTCCTCCCCACGCCTAAAGGCGGGGGATTCCAACCAGCGGCAGGGCCGGTTGGTGCGCCACCCCTCGCAGGGGCGCTGGTTCCTGCTTCGCAGACCGGGTAACCCCGAGGTCTCCACAGGCTGGCACCGCATGCCCTGCGGCGCGAAGGATGTTCTTGGCGGCGTTCACGTCGGCGTGGTCGGTGTGTGCGCACTTGATGCACTCGAAGACCGCTTGGCTCTTGCGGCTGTCCGAGTCCACGTGCGCGCACCGGTGGCACGTCTGGGAGGTGTAGGCCGGGTGCCGGTGCGGCACCCGGGTTGGGGTCTTTAGGCGGGGATCCAGCCGCAGGCGAGGAGTTCGGCCTTCTTCTCGGCTCGGGCTTCGTTGCGGTCCTCCGCGAAGAGGTGGGGGTCCCAGCGCAGGGTCCCTTCGGTCAGGCCGTGGACCAGGTAGAGGATGCCGTTCACCTCGCGCTCGGCGATGGTGTAGGTCTGTCCGGTGGCGGGGTTGGTGAACTTGTTCATGGCTCCTCCTGGTGGTTGGGGTGGGGGTTCTTTTCCCCCTCCTGCTTGTCTCCTACTGTACCACAGTATTGGGGGGTGGGCGAACCCCGGGGCCCGCCCTCAGGCACCTCATGCCCTCCTGCGCTGGATCCGGGCTCCCGCAGACCGCCCCACCCGCGACTTGGAAACACCCGTGGGCGAGGACACCAACGCCTCCGCGCCCGGCACCGGCAGCACCGCATACACCAGGTAGCAGGACGCATCGATCCGGCCCGGCGAGTCGGGGTCGGTGGGCTGCCAGGACGCCCACTCCTCCTCCAGCTCGGGCAGGTAGTAGCCCTGACGCTACAAAGCGCAGGAGACAAACCCGCCGGGAGTCGCCCCCCGGCAGGCGCGGTCAGCTGTCAGGCTCCGAGCGCCTTCCGGGCGCCCACCCTGTCCTGGTTCAGGTCTGCCCGGTCGGCAGCAAGGGCTCCAGATCGGAGCCCTTGCCTGTCTCCTTGGGCCAGGCGCCCCCTCCGGATGCCTCCGGTTATTTGCTGTCGCATGAACCGTTCGACCACCTGAGCACGGTCCTGAAGGACCAACTCAGCCCCCCGCCCTCGGGTTGGGGTGGCGTCTTGGGCTGTGGCCTTTTCGATTTCTTCCAGGCGCTCACCCACCCGCTGGGCAAACCCCAGCATCCACCCCTGGCGGAACTTTCTTGTCTGCACGCCCTGCGGGGGGCGGGCGTTTTCCGCGCCGTTGGCCATCTGGAGCAGGAGTGAGGCGTACAGCACCTCCACCCGGTGGATGTCGGTGGGGTAGCCGTACACCGCCACGGGGACGGCCTTGGAGGACTTTGGTGCACGCAGGGCCTTGCAGCCCAGGCTTTGCGCGATGCACCCCAGAAGTTGGGCCTTGAGCAAGACCCAGGGGCCTTCCACCCTGAAGTTCTTGACTTGGGGCTCTTCGGCATCGCCCTGCTGGTCGCCGATCATGGCTTGGTCGATGCTGTGCCGGGCCATCAGTTCGGTGGCTTTTGCGGTGTAGGACCACCCTTCATGTTCAGTGGCGGCCCCATCGGCCTTGGCCAGCAAGGCCCGGACCTTTCGGAGGATGTTCTCCGGAATGCCGCTCATGGTTTTCCTTTCTGGGGTTCGGGAGGGGGTGTTTCCCCCTTCCTGGTTGATTCCTACTGTACCACACAAAAGGGAGGGGGCAAACCCGCCACCTGCACCAACTCACACCCTGCGCCGCTGAATCCTCACCCCACTCCCCCGACCCGCAAGCGACCGAGGAACCCCCGTAGGCGAAGAAACCACAGCCTCCGCACCCGGCACCGGCAACACCGCATACACCAAGTAACAAGACGCATCAATACGCCCCGGCGAATCCGGGTCGGTGGGCTGCCAAGACGCCCACTCCTCCTCCAGCTCCGGCAACGCTGCCCCCAACCGCACCCGATCCTCAACAAGCTGCTGAGCAACCGGCTCGGCCCTCAACAGTTTCCCGCGTTTGGCGGTGACGAGCTTGACCTGCGGAGCCAAACCAGTAAACCGCCCGTCCTGGGAACGCTCACGCGCCAACGCATCCCACGCCGACCGGATCACGTTACGGGCCATATCACCGCCGTAGTTCTTCTCCACCACGATCACCTCGGCGTTGATGGCGGCTGCAAGCTCACAAGCCGCCCGCGCCCACGCCTCGGAGGTGCCAACCATGGTGGCGTCCTCAGTCAGGTACAAACGACCGTCCTCGGCCAGGTACCCGCCGATGATCCCTGCGGTGTCACGCCCCCCGCCGGAAGGGTCCACCGCCACAGCAGCCTTGACCGGGGTTGAGGGGGGCGGGGTGTGGCGTTGACGCCGTAGCACCGACCGGTCCACCAACGCACCCTCGGCAGGTTTGGGGTCGAGCTGGTAGAGGGCACCCCAGTCGCGGGCGGTGACCTGACGGCGGCGTTCGCTCCAGTGCGCCAGGGCGGCGTCGGTGTCGGACTCCTCCAGCATCGGGTGCGGTAGCGGTTCCCCCGGAAGGCGCCCCAGGGGGTCGTCTTCGGAGTCGGCCAGGGCGGGTAGGCGCACCACCTCCCACTCGCCGCCTTCCTCGACGCGCCCGTCACGTTCCAGAACCCGGTGAGCCCAGTCGTCTTCATGCCAGGGGGTGAGCATGGCTACCACCGGCCCGCCCGGAGCCAGGCGAGTCAAAAAATCTGAGGAGTACCAGTCCCACACCCTGTCACGCATGGTGCGGGAATCGGCTTCGGCCCGGGATTTGTGTGGGTCGTCGAGGATTATCAGGTCGGCTGGTGACCCAGTGACGCCAGATCCAACACCGACAGATTTGATTCCTCCCCCGGATGTCAAAGACCAGTCGGTGACGACCTTGGCGCCCCACTCCAGGTCCATGTCCCACTTCCACCCGTGGTGGTCCACCAGGCGTCGGATGTCGCGGCCACGTTTGAGGGCCAGGTTTTGGCCGTAGGAGCCGATGATGATGCGTTGGGCGGGGTTGCGGGCCATCCACCAGAACGGTAGCCACACAGCGGCCAGGGTGGATTTGCCGGACTGGGGTGGCAGCATCAACAGCAGCCGTTTGGTGTGGCCTTGGGCGACGCGGGTGAGGGCTTGGGAGATGTAGGCCAGGTGGGCGCGTGCTTTGAATGTGGGGTCGAGGTAGACCGCCATGGTTGCCGGGTCGCTCAGTACGGCTTGGGCGGTGCCTTGGAGCATGGCGATCATGTCGGCGTGCTGGCTTGGTGTTGCCGTGCGGGCCCGCCCCAGGGTCAAGGGCATGGGCTACTTCAGCCCCCCCTCAATGACGCGCATCCACCCGCGTGCGGCTTCGTTGTAGGCCTCGATGCGTTCGGGTTCGGTCATCTCAGCGAACCTGCCTTCGACCTGGACGGGTCCGCCGTCGGCGCCGGTGATTTCCACGATCTGGTCGGGGGCGTCCAGCGCGACGCGGCGTAGGCGTTCAATCATCTCCACCCATTTGGGGAGTACCACCGGGTCGAGGAGTTCGCCGGTTTCAGCGATCTGGCGTACGGATTTGATGGCGATGGCTGAGGCGGTGCGGGCGATGTCCATTTGGGCGCGGCACAGCTCTTCGTCGCGTTCCCGTAGGCGGATGCGGCGGAGGTTGTCTTCGTGGGCGTCGAAGGCTGCCACGCGCTCCTGCCAGCGGTGGGCGGTGGCTTGTTTGTTGATGGTGACGAGTGCGACACCATAACTTTCCGCCACCAAACGATAACTTCGTTCGGCGGGTTTGGTGTCGCGGTAGGTGCTGAAGCGGGCGTGGGCTTTGGCGGATTCTCCCGGTTGGCGGTCCCAGAGGTCCCGGCCAGGGTGCAGGGTCAAGGGACTGTGGGCCACGGCGGGTTGTCCTTTCGTCGGCGGGTGTGGGGTGGTCAGTGCACGGAGGACAGGAACTCGGCACGGGTTTCGGGGGTGGTGAGGAAAGCGCCGCGTAGGGCGGTGGTGCGCATGGTGGCTGCGGGTTTACGGATGCCGCGTACGCCCATGCAGGTGTGGGTGGCGTTGATGGCCACGCCTGCGCCTTGGGGTGCCAGGTGGCGGGTCAGGTCGTCGGCGATGGCTTCGGTGAGGCGTTCTTGGACTTGGGGTTGGCGGGCGTGGTGTTCCACCAGGCGGGCGAGTTTGGACAGGCCGACGACGCGCCCGTTCTTGGGTAGGTAGGCGACGGTGGCGGTGCCGGTGAAGGGTAGTAGGTGGTGTTCGCACAGGCTGGTGAATTCCACGCCTGTCAGGGTGATCATTTGGTCGGTGGGTCCGGCGTCGTCGAAGACTACGGACAGCAGTTGTGCGGGGCTGCCGGGGGCGCTGGTCATTTCCAGTAGGGCGTCCACGACTCTGCGTGGGGTTTGGGTCAGTCCGGGGCGGTCGGGGTTTTGTCCGAGGTAGGACAGGATGTCGCGTACGCCTTGAAGGGCTCGGTCTCGGTCGGAGTGGGCGCTGTTGTCGGTGGTGGGGGTGGTGGTTTGGGTGGTGGTCATCAGCGGTCCTTTTCGTTGTTCCACAGCAGGGTGTGCAGTCGGGTGGTGGTGTTGTAGGGGCGTTTGGTCAGGTGGGGGGCGAGGTGGCGGTGGGTGTGCAGGATCTGGTCTGTGGTGGTTCCTTCGGGCATGACCCACACGGCGTGGTCGGGTAGGGCGTATTCGTTGACGAGTTGGTCGAGTTCGGTCAGGTCGTTGGGGGTGGAGGCCACGAACTTGAAGCAGGCCTTTCCTCGGTTAGCGAGGCGGGTGAAGGCGTCCAGGGCGCGGGGTTTGATGCGTTTGCGGGCTGGGTCTGCGTCGTTGTTGGCCAGTTTCGGGGAGACGGTGAAGTGCTCCACGGTTTGGGTGAGGTCTTCTGTGGGGGGGATGGTGCCGTTGGTTTCGACGTGCACGCGCAGGCCCCGGTCGTGGAGTTCGGTCAGGAGTTGGCTCATGCCGGGGCGGCGCTGGTGTAGGAGGGGTTCGCCTCCGGAGAGCACGACCAGGGGTGCGGGGGGTAGGGCGTCGAGTCGGGTCAGGATGTCCTCTACGGGGGTCCAGGGGTTTTCGGCGGCCACGTCGTAGCGGGTGTGGTCCCACGTGTCGGGGGTGTCGCACCAGGCGCAGGACAGTTGGCAGCGGCCGAGGCGGATGAAGTGGCAGCGGGTTCCGGTGTGGGGGCCTTCGCCTTGGTAGGTGGGGCCGAACACCGCGTTCAGGGGCAGTTGGTCAGTCATTGCGGGTCTCCGGGGGTGTTCCGGG